CATCACATTTTTATTATTTTGCTCAAATAAAAACTTCAATATCGAACTTTATTAGTAATTATCCCTAATGTTTTTATTTTAAACTATTTTATAACATATTGATTTATCGTTATTTTTAACGGTTGACATCCTTGTTGACCCCCTGTTAGAATTACTTTGTAACATGAAATAACTGTATATATATAGATTGTTACGTAAATTTCATCGATAATCCTGTAAGAAGAAGCACCTCATTGTAGGTGCTTTTTTCGTTTCTGGAGTTTCCAGAATGTTATCTATTAAGAATACATTGATTGCTGGTGCATTAGCTTTTGCTGTCAGTTTTCTGACCGGCTATTCGGCAAGAGACGATCAGGCAGAAATTGAACGTCTGAACGTTGCGAAATATGCTTTGGAGCGGACAAAGCAAAATTTCAGCGACTTTATGAAAAACAGCTAATGATTGCAAAGGACTGCGACATTAACGCTACTTACCTCAACAATCTGATTGAGTGGTATGGGAGCATAAGCAAATGAAAAAAATATTAAGATATTTATCAGTTATTTTTCCTGCTGTTGCTTTGGTTGCAAGCTCTCCAAATCTTTACTCTGCTTGGTCTTCTCTGACTGATTATTATTCCGTTGTATGGGTAGTTGGTCTTTTTTCGGTAACTGTTCTGTTTGGTGTTGTTCTTGATACTCTTGTACAAAATTTGTTCCGGATATAAAATTTTTGCCATATTCATAAGCTTTAGGTCCAACAAATGGGGCAACCGCTAAAACTACAGAAATGATTGTTGAATAATAAAAGTATTTACGGCTTTCGTCTTTTATTAGCCCTAATTCTTCTTTTTCTTTTGCTGTTAAAGGTAGTCCTGAAATATTATTCTGGATTTCAACAAAATCCTTGTCAGCATAACTAGCAAGCACATTGTTTAATACGGAAATTTGCTGATTTCTGTAGTACACCATGAATATGGTTTGACACCTTGTATCAAGTGACTTTACTTTGTCAAAGCCTTGAACAATTTTACACATTCTCTGAATCTGTTCTGGAGAATATCTGAAACCATACTGAAAAATAGAAAAAGCTGGCGCTTCAAAATATCCCTTGATGTAGTCAACAGATTTATAAATAGACTTTAAGGCTTCTGAGAGTTTATTGTTTTTCAGAAATTCTTCAGTAGGCAGATTCTTTTTAATGATTTTTACTGCATTAGCAATGGCTTCTTGCTGATTATTCATAACAAATCCTTGTATATAAAACGACCAAAGCACAGATGATTGTCGCAGATTGTCTGTGCTTTCTAATTCTTAATATATGCCTAATTTATTTTTGCGAGGTATTTCATGTTAGATGCGGTGTTTAACTCATTAGCACCATACTGTTACTACCTTGCAGCAGGACTAATCGCATGTATCGTAGCTTTATGCTTTGACATTCTAAAAGGTCAACCTCCTGAGAACTACAAGAAATGTATCGAGGCGGTTCTTTGTGGATGTATCGCTTTTGCTTTATGTGGGTGGGTACAAAGTCATTACTCAAGCATAACTAAGTCTGACTGTCTGTATCTTGCTGTTGGTATTGGTGCAATCGGTGCAGGTCGCATTACAGAGATCACTCTTAAACTTGTACTGAAGCGCTTTAATCTTAACGAGGATCATTATGCCAAAAAAGATTAAACGCTCATTTAGTCATTGTTTATGTTTGACAGTGATGTGGTCTGTTGAGATTGGCTTAGCCGTTGTGCTTTCTGCTAACGGCTTTGCTTGTTTGTACATGTTCATTTCTCTACTGGCCTTGTTAGGCTGTACTTTCTTTGGTCATCAATCATCATGATTTTACGTATTCCAATGCCTGTAAGTGCAAATGCTCGATTAACAAGATCTTGCAGAGGTAGAGGAATGGTTGAGACATCAAAGTACCGTTCATGGAAAGAACAGGCAATTTGGTTAATCAAATCTCAAATAGATAAACCATTCTCCCCTGAAGCTAAGATACATGTTGATGTAACTCTTCATTTTCCTGACAAGCGCAAACGTGATGTAGACAATCCCATGAAAGGTTTTCTTGATGCATGCTCCATTGCTGGCGTCTGGAATGATGATTCACAGGTAGATGTTTTAAACATCAGACGTGGAGAGATCCATCCTCATAACGGCGAACTAATAGCAACAATAACTGAGATTCTATAAATGAAAGTAAGCAGTCACGGAATTGCTCTTATAATGAACTTTGAAGGCTTAAGAACTACAGCATATAAGCCTGTATCCAGTGAGAGCGGATGGACAATTGGTTATGGTCACCATGGACATGATGTTAAAAAGAATTCTATTTGTACAGAGATTGAAGCAGAGCACCTTTTAAAATCAGATCTAGAAAAGATTGAACGTCAGGTTATAGCAGCATTGAATGCCGATGAAATTGAAGTTACTCAAGGTATGTTTGATGCCCTCTGCAGTTTACTCTTTAATCTGTCGGGAAAGAAAACAAAAGATGGGCGATGGTTATCTCCTATTCAGGTTTTAACAGGTTATAAACTTTGGGCTAAGATGAAAAAAGGCGATAAGTACGGTGCATCGCTTGAGTTCTTAGATATTAACAAAGCAGGCGGTGTAGTTCTGCCAGGGTTAACAAAGAGAAGACAGGCTGAACAGAAACTGTTTTTGTCTTAAGATTTCCACGTGTTCAGGTGCTTGTGACAACATCGTGTCTCAGGTATTTGAAAATTTCCTTCTTTGCTGTCAGAAGTAAAACAGACAGCTCACACTTATGAGTGGTTTACTAGTCTTTGTCGGTTTCGCTAGTAGATTGCTCATAAGTGTGAGACAAACAAATTTGTTAATTGATATGTAACTAATCTTTTTAACGGTGTTTGTCTCGCACTAAATGCCGTATAGCTCAACAGTTAGAGCACTTTTGCATTTTTCCTTTCTTTCGCAAAAGAAGAAGCAGGTGCAACTCCAGCAACGGAGCCATTTTGAAAGCGCATTATGACTACTACTGATATTATTTTCGTTACAGCGTATTTTCTATTTTTCTTATTCCTTTTGGAAGGAGTGATCAGATTATCACTTGACTATAAGGACTACAGCAAAAAGGAATTTCGTGCTCAAGTTGCAAGCTATGTACTTTTGTTGGCGTTCATAATGGGGTTTATAGTTTATATTGTTTATGGATCTTAAATTACAGCTAATTACTGCTACTCTGTGTCTCGCTATTGGCGCTTGTTTCGGCGTGACTGTTACCGCCAAACATTACAGAGCTGAAATTATTAACCTACAGGCTCAAGCTATTAGAACTGAGCAGGATGCTCTGGTTAAGCAGCTTAATACAGAACATGAATGGCAGACTAAACAGGAACAGGCAGACAAAGAGGCTAATGATGAGATTACAAAGATTAAGACTAAGTATGATACTGCTGTCGCTAAGCTTCATGCTTACAGCGTGCACACAAACAGTAGCAGTGCCAATAGAACAGCATTGTCCCCAGATACCGACTCTACCAGAGAAGCTAAAGCAACCTGTGAATGTGGACAGCTTAGACGAGACAGAAAAACTCTTGCAGAGTATGTCCTTAAGCTCTCAGCTAAGTGTGATGAGATTGCAGTCGATCGTAATGAGTTAAGTAAGAGATATCAAAGCTTAACGGAGTAAGTATGAATATAACTCGAGCCTATACATTAGGATTTTGTTGTGGTTTAGGCTTTAGTTATCATAAACTCCATAAATTAAGCTTTGATGCTTCTACCAACAATCCGTATTGGATAACGACCAAGAAAGGAAAACATTTTCTTATTGACGAAGATGGTGTTATTCAAAGCGGTAGGTTTAAGAATATAAACATTGATAAGTTACATAATGCCTCTAGGGAAAAGAAAGTTAAAGGCAAAGATCAACTAACCTATTCACGAATTTTTAATACCTACAAGTACGAAGATCGTTTGCCAGACAGTGTAAAAAGTTACTTTGACAAAATATATTTAACAAAACCAACAGAAAAACATTTAATTGCAAGAAATAAAATAAAAAGTGAGTTGGCAACTTTTGAAGCTATTACACAACAAACAACATTCTCAAATTTCAAAATAAACAGCAATGGGTTAACAAAACTTCCTGTAATTCCACAAAATATATGTAACGAGTTAGGTATAAGACAGAATAAAAAAGTTGTGCTGACATATCCGTCAATGAGCCGTATTCTTAACAGTCACCCTGAAGTAGATAAAAATCTATTACAAAAAGAGCTTTCACTAGGATTTTTAGGAGCTGTAAAAAGAAATATACGGCAAAGTTCGGAAGATTCAAAAGGCAGGCTTCAATTTTCTTTTATGATACAGAAAAAGAAAGTTGAAATTGCATTTGATTTAAAAGAGACCGAGGAATACTACGAGATTATGCATTGCCTAATAAAAAGAGCTTAGGATAGCCGAAGAGGAGGGGTACGAGCTGATTTTAAAGATACTTCTATCTCCCCAAATATGGTTATCAGTCGCTCGAATTTCTGATGCAACTTCGGCTACGTCAAGGCAAGGTAACTCGCCCACTATTATTATAATTTAGCTTTTCTAATTTTTCAAAACGGTGTAATCATGCCAAAACTAAATCCAAAAGAAGAAAAGTTTTGCATTGCTTACGCTTCTAATGCAAATGCAAAACAATCTGTAATAGATGCCGGCTATTCAATGAAAGGAAATGCAGCAGGCTCTTATGGTTATAAGCTGTTGCAGAAAAAACAAATCAAACAGAGAATTAAAGAACTAGCTGATGAGGCTAATTCAAAACTTATTGCAGATAAAAACGAAATTCAAAAAATCTTAACCTCAATCGCTCGTGGTGAAGCTAAAGAAGAGCAGTTAATGGTAGTTAGCAATAAAGGAATGGGTGACGTTGTTCACGACTTTAAACTACCTTCTAATTTTGACCGCATCAAAGCAGCAGATCTTCTGGCTAAGATGCAAGGTGCTTACGATACCTCTACTAACGTTAACATCTCCCCTGTGATAATCGTTGGTGAAATGCCTGATGACTACTAAAGTTTCTCAATTGCTTGATATAGTTGGTCACAATTATGGCGATTGGTGGAACACAAAGAAACGTTATGTAGTCTGTAAAGGTTCAAGAGCTAGTAAAAAATCAAAAACTACTGCATTGTGGCTTATATACCACATTGTAAAAATGCCATTAGGTAACGCTCTTTGCGTCAGACGTTATCAGAACACAATCAGAGATAGTCAGTTCTCTGATTTGCAGTGGGCCTGTGAACGATTTGGCATTAAAGATTACTTCACTTTCAAGACCTCACCTTTAGAGATTATTTACAATCCTACAGGTCAAAAGATCTTGTTTCGTGGATTAGACGAAGGTCAAAAGATCACTTCTATTTCCGTGCCTAAAGGTTATCTTTGCTGGGTATGGATAGAAGAAGCGTACGAGATTGTAGACGAAGAAGCATTCAATAAACTTGATATGTCTTTTCGTGGTCAGATGCCTGATGATTACTTCATTAGAATTATGATCACTTTCAATCCATGGTCTGAGCAGTCATGGTTAAAGACACGTTTCTTTGATACACCATCAGAATTAACTTTTACTAAGACTACTAATTATCTCTGTAACGAGTGGTTATCTGAAGCCGATCATGCTTTATTTGAAGACATGAAAAAACGTAATCCACGCCGTTATAAAATTGAAGGATTAGGTGATTGGGGTATTGCTGAAGGTTTAATTTACGAAAATGTAGAATGTCGTGAGTTAAACGATAAAGACTACATAGGTGCTCCTCGAAGATATAAAGCATTCTTTGGATTGGATTTTGGTTTTACTGATCCTACGGCGTTTGTAGGCGGTTTTGTTGATTCAGAGAATAAAGAGATTTTTATCTGCTATGAGCTCTATTTAACAAACGTCACGAACCAAGAGATAGCTAAGCGACTTAAACAGGATATCGGTTTAACCGGTGAAGTTGTTTATTGTGATGCTGCAGAGCCAAAGTCGATTGAAGAATTACGCAGAGTAGGCATAAACGCAAAGGCTGCTCCCAAAGGCCCTGATTCTGTAAATTACGGTATCCAAAAGATACAGAACTACAAGATCATCTATTCTCCTAAATGCACAAACTTTGAACATGAAATCAAAAATTACTGTTGGGAAAAGGATAGATTAGGCAAACCAACAAATAAACCTGATCATGAGTTCTCCCATCTGCCGGATGCAATGCGCTATGGTTTAGTTGAGCTTAAAGACACAGCTAAGGCGGTATCAAAAGCTAACTTAAGGCTGTTAAGACGAGGCAGAAGAAGGTTTTAACCCTTTTGGCAGTTCATCGTTACCTGGTACGGTTCTTTTATTCTTTGTAGGAATATTTGATGGTTGTGTTGGTTTCTTGTTTTTAGACATTTTAATTTACCAAGTAGATTAAACAAAACAGACCTGAAAGAAAGGAAATGATAGATAAGATGCACAACGCTCTTAAGATATAACATCTTTGAGTATGCATCTTTAGATAACCATTGATACTTTCTTCATAGTTAACAATAAGACCTTTTATGACAGCATTCTTATTCTCTGTTTCATATTGATCTGAAACATTTAAAAACGAATCAACAATTCCGATTAAAGGCTTATGAAAGAACAATCCTGAAAGGCTTATCAAACCTATCAGAAAAGCTAAAACAGAAGACGTTACGGAAACAATATACAGCGCTTTGACTGTTAGTTCCTGAAACACATCAAAGTGTTCATACGCATAAGAATGAGCAGTTAAAAAGCAAACAACAATCCATAGATAAGTTTTTATTAAAGAGAATTGATGATTGTTGTCATTCTCTGACACATGCAGCCAATATTCTCTGGTTACATCTAAGATTGTTGATACGTCTCTTTGTTTCATGAAGGTATCCTATGTCATGGTTCATTTGGTTTATCTTTTTAGTAATTATAAGCCCTGTGATTTTAGAATTGCATAAATAAGGTATTTATCATGATTTCACCCCTGTTATCTTTAGAGTATGCTTACAAATTTTGGTATAACCTAGATCAAGAAGTAAAAGAACATCAGCGTGATGTTTCTAAGACTTATCTCTGGTTAAATGTAGCTTTAATTGCAGGCTTGAAAGCAATGTCAGTTCATCAGGAATTGTATTACATTGCAGTTGTGATGATATTCACATCTACAGCTTCATTGATTTTAGGTTGTATGTCATTAAGTGGATTGTTCACAGGTTCAACTTACCTGCCAATGGATAAATTTAGATCCTTGTACGATGAGTTAAAAGAAAACGACAAATCAATTAAAGATATTCTTTATGACTACGACAAAGTAATTACTGATTTAAAGATTCAGGTTGCTCGTAGAGGATGGTTATTGAGAGCTCAGTCAATCTTATCGATTATTTCGTTATTACTATTCTTTGCTATGTTGATTTAAGAGGTGAAGATGAAACGTGACTGGTATTTAATGGGCGACGTCTTTAATGCAATTGAAGATGATAGATTAGAGATTCTTATCAGTAAGTATGAGGCAAATCAAAACAAGTACAGCATTCTAATGCAACACTTAGAGATGCTTATCGATGCTGATTATATCAAAGGAGTGACAATATCTCTTTCTGTTGATGGTCTGTATTCATGGGGTACAGACGTACCAAGAATTACTCTGAAAGGTTACGATTTTGCTGATATTGTCAAAGACAAATTTCTCTTAAATAAAACAATTAAAGCTATTAAAGATGCTGGCTACATGGTCACATGGGAAACATTAAAAGAATTTGCACCAATGATATTAAAAGTCGCAGTTAAGCAAATCTTTAAAAACTAAATTCAACTAATAAAAAGAAGGCACCGCAAGGTGCTTTTTTATTGCCTATGAATACTAAAGAACAAAAAGCAGAAATTAAAGAGACCAAAGCAAAGAAAAAGATCTCTCCTGAAGAGTTACTTAATCAGTTGCTTATGCCTAAAAGAACAGCTGAAGCATTTGATACCTTAGAAAAGGTTAAGAAAGCTTTCTCTTTGCCTGTAACATTAGGTTGCAAAGAAAATACACGTCTTGCAATGGATTCTGCTTTTGAAAGTATTGGCGGTTTTGATTCCATTTATCAGAGCTTACAGCAACATGCTTTTGACATGGGACAGTTCCCTGTTACTTCATTTGTAGGTTACGGAGCACTACAGCAGATTGCTCAGCAAGGTATGGTTAGAGCTTGTATCTCAACCGTTGCTGATGACATGTCTAAGAAATGGATTGAATTAAAAGGTGGTGAAGATACTGATCCTGACAAGATCAGTAAACTAGATGATTTAATCAAGAACAAGTATCACCTTCAATCATTATTCCATGATGCTTTTACAACAACAGGCTACATGGGCGGTTGCTTTATCTTTATAGATACAGGTTCAGATGAACTTGATTTGCCACTAGCAATTAACAATCAGTCAGCTGAGATTGATCCTGAGCATAATCTTAAGTTTATTCTAGTTGATCCTGTTAACATCTCCCCTGCCGAATACAACGCTTACAATCCTTTAGCATCTGATTATATGAAGCCTAAGTATTGGTATGTGTTAGGTAAGAAAGTTCACAAAGACAGATTACTAAGAATTGTTGATAATGAACCTCCATTACTGCTAAAACCAAATTACAACTTCTTAGGTATTCCACAGGCTCAAATCTTATGGGATTACATTCTTCACTTTAACGAATGCAGAACTTACACAGCAAAACTGCTTCAAAAGATATCGCTACTTGTAGTTAAAACTGATATGGATGCAATTCTAAATAGTGACTCTCAAGGTATTGCTTTTTTTGACGCAAAAATGGCTATGTTAGCCCGCTACAGAGATAACGATTCAATCTTTGTGTGCGATAAAGACAGTGAAGATGTAACTAACGTACAAACATCTACGGCTGGCTGTACAGACATTGTTAAGCAAAGTCTAGAGATGATTTGTGCAATTAACCGAATACCTGCTGTTAAGCTACTTGGTATCTCTCCTTCAGGCTTTAACGCTACAGGTGAATCTGACCTTAAGAATTACTACGACCACATCTCTTCTAAACAGGAACTTCACAGAGATGCAATTCAGCGTTGTATCAATGCTATTGAACGTGCTGAATTTGGAGAGATTGATCCTTCAATTACATTCGACTTTGTACCTCTTGATGTTGAAAACAGAGCCTCACAGGCTATGACAGCTCAAACTAAGGTTGGTGCATGGGGACAGCTACTAGATAGACAGGTTCTAAGTGCAGAAGAACTTCGTGAAGCTGTTAAGAAAGATCAGGATATTGGGCTTGATTTTATCGACAGTGAAATGCCAGAAGAACTGCAACAAGCTCAAGCACAAGCAATGCAGAATGGCGAGCAGGAAGATTTTAAGACAGACGATCCATTTACACAGATGATGAATGAGGCTAAGAATGAAAAAGCTGAGAACAGCGAGAGTAATCGAGCCGAATCAGGGACTACTCCAAACCTTTCAAAAGAAGGTTCTGAAACTTCAAAGTGATTTTCAACGTTATGTTTTAAATCAAATCATGCTCAATCTGGACAGTGAAGCAATGCTTACTACAGATGCTTCATTGTCTAAACCTAAGACACAGGCTGAACGTCAGCAACTCCAAAAGCTACAGCGCAAAATACTGCGTTCTATGGCTAAATCTGATCCTGAATGGCTAAAGAACCATATTGATGACTTTATTAATCGAAATATTGGTTCATGGACTACAGGATTAAACAGCATTTCAAGACAGCTCTGTGACTGGTTTATACGCAATCAGGTTGCAACAGTCAGCTATGCTCAGAAACAGGCTCTTAAAGCAGCAGGTTTTAATCTTAATTATCTCAAAAGAAAATGGACTGTACCTACTATTAAAAAACAGTTCATTTCCCCTTCTATTGCTTCTCAAATGGAGGGAATGATTAAAGAGAATGCAGCTTTAATCACCAAAATTTCACTTAACGATGTACAGCGTATTTCTGACGTTGTTCAAAAGGGATTGCTAGGCGGTGACAATCTTTCAGATCTTCGTATTGTCTTAGGTGCTACACAAGGTTTTGACAGAGCACGTGTAGAGCGTGTTGTAAGTGATCAGGTACATAAATCAAGTGTACAGATCCAAATCAGCAACGCCAAAGAACTAGGAATTCAATACGCTATCTGGAAACATGTACCAGGCAAATACACGTCACGAGAAACTCACAGAGCTTTTGATGGTCAGCGCTATGACATCTCTGTAGGACTGTATGACAGTGATGTAAACAAGAATGTTTTGCCTGGTGAACTGCCTTACTGTAAGTGCGGTTTTCGTATGGCTTTACCAGAGTGGTGTCGTAACTCGTCTTAGTCGTAGTTACATCTTAACTAAGACGACTTCTAATTATAAATATAGGTCAAATCATGCCAACAAGTTTAGCTTTTGACAATTTCTCAATAGATAAAGATTCAGTAAGAACTGTGGACGACAATGGTTTTCTTCATGTTGCTGTTTCCCCTGTGACTAAAGAACAGGTAGCACCATACTATGGACATGAGATACCTAATCATGAAGAACTTGGTTTTGAATCTGATGTCATTTATCACGGTTACAGACCTGCATCAGAATTATCAAAACCTGACACTATTCAGAGTTTAAACGGCATTCCGATTCAGTTTGAGCATCACGCTGATTACGCAAATGCGCCTGCTAAAGATACTCGTATCGGTTCTACAGGCGATGATGCCAAATGGGAATCACCTTATCTTACCAATTCACTTCATTTTCACGATGCTAAGGCAATTGATCGTATTAAAGACGGTTCAATGCGTGAGCTTAGTCTTGCTTACAGATACACACCTGTAAAGAAAGAAGGTGAGTTTGAAGGTCAACATTACAACTTTGTAATGACTGATATTAATTGCAATCATGTTGCCCTCGTTGAAGAGGGCCGTGCGGGACATGATGTGCTGGTGGAAGACGCACAAATCAAGGAGAAAAACACAATGGCTGATAATGCAGCAATTGAAAATGCTGAAAAGAACCTTGCACAGTCAATTCTTGACCTGCACAAGGCAAAAGAAGGCAACGTGGTTGATAAGGATGATACTCCTGCAACTGACGGTAAGCTTGAAGCTTTAATTGAAGCTATCAAAGCTAATGGTGATGAAGATAAGTACAAAGACATCTTAAACTCAGCTGAGGATGATGATTTAGATGCATCAGAGCCAGCCGAAGACGATGATCTTGATACTTCTGGTGATGATTCAAAGAAAGACGATTCTGTAGATGCTACCGATGACGATCTTGATGATTCTGATTCAGCTGAAGATGAGGAACCTAACGACAATATTCAGACAGAAGACGATGACGATAAGGTCATTGGTGATGCGTTAAAGCAGTGTGGTTTAGATGACGCCTCACCTGAACTTAAGAAGGCATTCATTACAGGCTTTAAGCTTTCATCTGAAAAAGATAAGAACGCTGACAAGCCACTAGGTCAGGATGCACAAATTAAAGTTGCGGTTAAAGCAGTTAACAGACAGTTAAAACTTAAATATGCAGCTGCTAATGAGTGCAGACAAATTTTAGGTAATGTTAATGCAATGGCTTTTGACAGCGCAGGTCAGATTTACCGTGCTGCAGCTAAGAAGCTGGGCATCAGAAATTACAATCAGTTAACAGGCAAAGCAGCAAAAGCTGTAATCAGCGCATTAACTGCAACCAAGGACAAGAGAACTGTAATGGCTACTGATTCAGCTCCTACAGCAAAGAATAGTGCTATTTCAGAAATTTTAACAAATGTTCAGGTAGGAGTTTAATAAATGTCAATTTTACAGAAGACTGTCGGTCTATACCCTGCAAAAGGCTTTGAAGGTCAGCAGGCAGTTGTAGGTCAGGCTTTTTATACAGATACAAACTACTTCTCAGACGGTACCGTAAAAGCAGGTGGTTTTGCATTCTTTAATAAAGACGGTGTAGTTTCAGCTACAGCATCAGCTGATACCGAGTTACCAATCGGTATTGTAGAACGCAACTTAACCTCAACTTTTGAATCTGTAACTGATGAAGCTACATCAGTTTATAGAGATGGTGAGACTGTAACCATTGCTTTACGTGGTCAGTACTACATTAAGGCACCTTCTGCAGGTACTACAGGCTTAAAGATTTTAATTAAGCCTACTACAGGCGCTGTATCTGTAGCAGCAACTGCAGGTACAGGTGTAGTTGATACAGGCTGGGTAGTTAAAGCAACTGACGGCAAGAAGAACTTTGCTGAAGGTGATTTAGTCATCGCTGAGAGATTCTAGGAGATAATCAATGATCGAAGATTTTGAGCTAGCTAAAGAGCGTGGTATTGTCGCTCCTTATGCAAAAGGCTTTATGGCTTATGATTCAGTAAACGGAAATATCCGTACTGATTACAACAAAACCGCAAAAATGTTAGCACAGGATGCTGCAATTACTCCTGCTAACGTTGGAGTTCCATCAGCATTTACTACTTACATCGATCCTAAAATTGTACAAATTCTGTTTGCAAAAACAGCTGCAACAAAGTTAGGTGTTGAAGCTCAGGTTGGTAAGTGGACTGATAACTCTTATACATTCCCTGTAGAGGAGTTAGCAGGTGACGTTGAAGCTTATTCTGATTTTCAGAATGGTTCATCTGTAGATGTTAACTATGAATTCCCTGTTCGTGAGCAGTTCAGATTCCAGACTACCTTAAAATATGGTGACTTTGAAGCTGAATTAGCAGCTGCTGCAAAACTGTCACTTGTAGCAGGTAAACAGAGAGCATCAGCATCAATTATTGAAAGAGCACAGAATAAGTTCTATCTCTTCGGTGTTGAGGGTAAGGAAATCTATGGTCTATTAAATGATCCTAATTTACCTGATTCTATTTCACCAATTTCAGCAAATGGTAAATCAACATGGGCTGATAAAAAGGCTGACTCAACAGCTGACTTTGCTAATAGAGCTTATGACGATATTGTAAAGTTAATCACTGAGTTACAGAAAAACAACGGCGGTAACATTGACGCAAATACTCCTATGATTTTAGGTATTTCCAATGCAAGAAACGCTGATCTGACAAATGCAACTCAGTTTGGTAAGACTGCTAAAGGCTTATTACTTGAGAACTATCCAAACATTCAGATTGAGGTAGTTCCTGAGTTAAGTGATACTACAGGTGAAACATTGTACTTAATTGTTCCTGAGTACAATGGCGATATTACAGCACAGCCTTCTTATTCAGAGAAGTATCGTTTAGGTCGTTTAATTCCTCATGAGTCACACTTCTCACAGAAAGCTATCGGTACTACCTTTGGTACTGTGATTAAGCGTCCTTCATTGATTGCTATCATGAAGGGCATCTAGTTTTTCAATCTCATCTCTTAAGGCGGTTTTTACCGCCTTTTTTAATTTATGGAGACTATAAAATGGCAGTTAAAAAGAAAACTGAGACAGAGAAGTTAACAGGTGCAGACGTTGTTCATATTGTTGTTTGCTTACGTCATAACCACAAGTTTGATGATATTCCTAACGGCTCAGGTGGAACAAAATCTGTAGTTTTATACGGAACAGATGCTGTTTTACGAGGTAAGAGAAAAGGCATCTTAACTGAGTCTGGTAATGGAGTACATCAGACATTATCAAGAACAGACTGGGAAGCTATTAAAGCTCTACATGGACGTGAAACCATGTTTATTGGTGCAAAAGGCTTTTTACCAAGTGTTTTTGAAATCAAAAATGAGAATGAGATGAAGTCAGATACTGTACAGGACAAGATCGCACAGACATCAGGCGGTTTTGATCCTGCTTCTCCTAAAGACGCAAAAGTTGAAGAAGCAAAAGATTAGTAACGAATGGGGAGTTTAAGCTCCCCTGTTGATTGAGGTTTTATCTGAAATGAAAGTTGAATTTGATATAGATGTTTTTAGATGCAGATATGAGCATTTGGCTGATATTTCAGATGAAGCTTTGAAAATGTGCTTTCAAGATGCCTGTGAGCTGTATGGCAATGATGACAGTTCTTCATGCTTCAAATATGAACCTGAAAACGACATCTACACACGTAGAACGTTTTTATATGCTGTCACCTGTCATTTAGCTACATTAGAGCTGTGGAACAAAAATGGACAGCCAGGAAGAGTAACTTCTGCATCACAAGGTTCAGTAAATACAAGTTTTGATTTATTCAAGTCAAACAAAGATACCGTCGATTGGTGGAATCAGACATTATGCGGTCAACATGCATGGCAAATGTTAAAAGGTCACACCAAAGGCGGTCGTTTCTATGGATGTAAGATAAATCATCCTTTTGGGTGATGATGTACCATACATGATGTGCTTGTCGATGACGTGCAAACGTCGTAACTCATCTTTTTAATCAGATGTCATTTTTATTAAAAGTGACTTCATAAAAAAACTTCATTGGTTAACTATGGTAACTCCACTAACTCAAAACATTGTTAAAGCTTACTGTCTTGGTTTTATGTTCGGTTTAGGCGTGAAAGCAAGACAGACCATGTTAACTAAAGATGAGAATATACCTGACAAGGATCTTATCTTTAGAACTGCTAAGAATGGCAAGAAGATTGCTATTAACACTAAGACTAAAGAAGTTAGTGGAGTGGGTAATAAAGCAAGCTTTAGTTCAACTACCATAAAAGAACTTTACGGCAACGAGATCACTGGTAAAAATCTTAGAAACGAAAAGGCTGTTAGTGTGCTCTTATCTATGAAACACGGGCACATTAAAGATGCATTTCATCGTGATGGTATTGGTGATATAGATCTAGTTTGGGGTAATGATAGAGCAGGATTACAACATATTATTAAAAGAAGACAAGAAAGCAGTCAAGATCCTGAGAAAGCAGTTAAATACTTACCTGAGATAATTAATAAAGGGTCGATAATTAATAGATTTACAGAAAAAGATGATAGAGCCTTTTATATTGAACATTCAATTAACAATATTAGATATAGGTTAGTAATTACTAAAAATTACACAGATATTAACGGAAGACACAGTAATCGCTTTGTTTTAACGAATATGGAAATATATCCTAAAATGCTAAAGATAAAAAAATCAAAAAGTATGATAAGAAAGTAGATTCGCTAGAGAACACCGCATACTGCTAACCTCACTCGGTGAATTACAGAAAGATGGGATTCTTCTTTCAAACTCTAGCGTTTTACTATTATAGATTATTTTTAATTAAGTGCAAAAAACACTTAAAATAAGTAGTAGCAGGCGAGCGGCCCCATTCACCATCCGGGCTCATAGGAATAAGTCCTAACCGTAAGCAGTATGACCGATTTTCTGACTTTTACTACTACCTTGTGGTAATTATAGTTTGCTTTTTACTAAGATACAAGCAAGAGAACACTGCCTACCACGAACCTGACTCAATGTATTACAAAGAAACGGAATTCTTTTCTAAAACTCTTACTTTACCTAATTATAGATTATTTTTTACAAATATCACATCATGCATAAGATTGAAGTTAACTTAGAACAGCTTAAATCTTTGGTTAAAAACCTTAAGACAGAATCTAGCAAGACTGTAGCTGTTGGTGTTCGTGATATGCGTTCAGAAAGCGGTGTATCAACACAGGAATACGGCAAATACTTAGAATTTGGCTGGGTTCAAAGAGTAACACCAAGACAGAGTGGTTATTTATCACATCAAGGTGTTCATGTTCCTGCAGGTGCTACTTTATACAATCCACCAAGACCATTCTTTAGATATACCATTGCAGATGAAGAAAAGAATTGGAAAGACTACTTTATTAAATCTCTGGTTCATTTCTCCGTAGGTGCTGATGCGTCTTTCTATACAAAATCGCTTCAAATGGTCGGTGCGATTATGGTTCAGGATATTCAAACAACTCTTGAAAATGGTGGTTCCAGAAACAACAGATTCCCACCTCGTTCACCTATGACAATGGCTATATATAGAGCTATTTCAGAGGGACATTCACAAGACGGTACAGGAACATCAAGTTCGTCTCAGGCTGGTATCAGTTCAGGGTTATTAAGAGATTCAATCTCTTTTGAAATCCAATAATCACAATTTATCACAGGCTCTATATGTTAAACCTTCACAACATCGTGCGAGGAGCTATCAATGCTAACCTTGCAGATGAAACCTTTACCCTCTTTCGTTCCTGTGGGCAACAGAATGTAAAAGGCATTGTAAAAGCTATTTATCTTAACGGTATAGAAGTTAAAGGCAGTTTTCAGTCAGAGAATGATGCTGCATTAGATCACTCTAATCTTGCAGGCCAGAACTCGCAGATCAGAAAGCTCTATTTACAATCATCAGATAACCTAAAAGAAAAGCCATACAGTGTGTTCAGACAGCTGTCACGTAGTGGTGATTACCTAAAAGACAGTAACGGCATGTGGTGGTTTGTAATCGCCGTAGAAGAGGACTTTTCAAAAGCAGGTTGGATGTGTTTAAGAGTTCAACTTCAAGACAGAGCGCCAAACCTGACTATTAAAGCCATTGAGCTTACACCACCAATTCAAGTAACACCTTCTGAAGATAAAGACAATGAACACAATCAAGACATCGACCAATCTACAGGAAACACTCCATGAGCTGTTAAATGAGTTTTTAATCCCCTCTGTAGATGAAAACAACATATTTTATGGCAATCAAAACAATCTAACCCTTCCTAAAGATTCAAGTGACTACGTGATCTACTCAATATTAAATATCGTAAGACATGGTACCAATGAAATTAAATACGATGCTCAAAATGAAGAAGAGCATAACAAAGTTGAATATGAAGTAAGTGTGCAGATTGACTGTTACGCAGACACTTCTAACGGCTCTGACGGGTTGGATGCAATGCTAAGAGCCAGTTCAATTGATAACTTCTCACAGTCAGATGTTGTTTATGAATTCTTAAATGCTCGAGGAATGCATCTTCTCTATGCTGACAATTCAAATGACACCACTATCGTATCAGATGACAATAACTACTTAAAACGTTGGTCAACAACTCTTCACATAGCAATGACTACAGAAACCATTTATGACAGCTTTGGCTTTACTGAAGTTGACGTTAAAAACAATTTTATTACCCCTTTGTCTGAAGCTGAAAAGCAAGACCCTTCTTTGAACGTTCTAGGTATTAAGAACGTAGATTCTATTAAATAGGAGAAAAATACAATGCCAATTAGTGCAAGTAACATCGTCAGCATTGTACCTCGAATTTTAAAAGGTACAGGCTCTGATCTAGTCTTTAATGGTCTTGTTCTTTCAAAGAATTCAAGACTTGCCGTAAATGCACCTACCTCATATTCGTCAGCTTCTGCTGTAGCTTCTGCATTTGGTGAAACATCAGATGAATATAAATTTGCTCAGGTGTACTTTGGCGGTTACAAGAACAGTCAGATTAAGCCTTCTGTTCTGTATTTCTATCGTTACTGCGATACAGGTGTAGCACCTTTTGTTAGAGGTACAGCGTTAAAGCCTTCAACAGCGTTAGCATCTTTAAAACAGATTTCAAATGGCGCTTTTTCTGTAACTTTAACAGGCAAAATTCATACTGTTTCAAGCTTAGACTTATCTTCAGTATCTTCATTATCTGAAGTAGCAGACAAGGTTCAAGAGGCTTTAAGAGATCTTGATTCTGAATCAGAAGATGCTGAGTTATCAGTTTTAACAGTTACCTTTGATTCTGTAACTAACGCATTTACCATCACAAATGGTACATTATCTGCCGATGTCTCTGTAAGCACTCCTACAGGTGATGTCGCTCTTGCAATGGGCTTTACTGCTGATTCATGTATAGTTTCAGACGGTTCTGATTCAACCACTCTTTCAGCTACTTTCAACAAGTTAACTTTAAGCTTCCAAAACTTCGTTACCTTCACCACCTTATGGGAAGCATCAGACGATGAGGCTTTAGAATTAGGCGAATGGGCTACAGCTAATGCATCTGCTGGTGTTTGTTATCTGTATGTTCTTTGGGACAGTTCTAAAGAAAATGCTGACAGTAACAGTAAATCAATTATTGCTGAAAAGTTGATTACAGAAAACATAGCAGCAACCACTGTTGTTTATGATTCATATCGTGTTGCAGCGTTTATCATGGGTGCAGCTGCTTCTATTGCCTGGGATAATAAGAACAGCACTATTACTTTTGCTTTCAAGTCACAGGATGGATTAGGTGCAAATGTATTAGATACAGACGAAGCAAATGCTCTTGAGGGACACAAAGTCAACTTCATAGGTAACTATGCAACACGTAATGACAACTTTGTCTGGTTATACTCTGGCCGTATGTTAGGTGAATGGGACTGGATTGATACTTATCTAAATTCAATCTGGTTATGTAACGCAATGCAGGTTCAGGTAATGGCAGGATTTGAAGCTGTTAGAAGAGTACCTTACACCTTACGTGGTTACGCAATGATCCGCTCATGGCTAAGAGATGTAATTAACCGTGCAAAGAATAATGGCGTAATTGAAGCTGGTGTATCTTTATCTGAAACTCAGAAGAGCTCTTTAATCGAAGAGTTAGGTGCTGATTACTCAGACGAAATCTACAATAACGGCTACTACTTACAGATTTTAGATCCTTCAGCTCAGACAAGACAGCAACGTAAATCCCCTTCTTGTAACTTGGTTTACACCTATGGTGGTGCTGTACACCGTTTAACCATGCCTTCAATTGCTGTAGTTTAGGAGAAATAAATGAAGACTATTACTAGTGCAAACGCAATCTTAATCTTAACAGTTGAAGAGCTTTACCCTTCAGGAGTACAGATTGAGAAGTTCGCATCTGATGATGCGTTCAGCTCTGATAATGTAACTATTGCTGAGGTAAGAATGGGTGTAGATGGACAGCTTGCAGCAGGTTACACCCCTGCACCTATTCCATTTAAGATTTCATTAGAAGCTGATTCAGATTCTATTGAGTACTTAAGAAATATTGCTAACAATCAGCGATTAAATAAGACAACTTATTCAATTACAGCTTCAATTTCTATTCCTGCTCTGGATAAGGAATTTACTTTGATTAAAGGGATCCTGACTGAGGTTCCTTCAATTTTAAATGCTAAGAAAGTATTAGAGCCTACTCAGTGGGGATTTACCTTTGAAGATGTAAACGATTCTACTATTTAATTTTCCCGTAGCTAACATTGATTTGGGGTATCGAAATTGATACCCCTTTTTTATAGGTGAGATTATTACATGAGACAGATTACAAACATTACCATCGTTGATGGTGAAGCTCAATATAAGTTCAGATTAACTCAAATTCCTGCAATTAAGGCTGAAAAGTGGTTAATCAGAGTTGGTATTGCTCTGGCAAAAGCAGGATTACTCAACATTGATATAGAGAAACTAGGCGTATCAGGTTCAGATACTATGAGTACCATCACCAATTTAATAGCTCAAAAAGGCTTTAGTTTCTTTGGTCAGTTAGATCCTGACACTGTAGATCATCTGTTATTTGACCTTGTTAAAGAAACAGCTGTAAGAATGAATGACGAAGCCATCATCAATATTACTGAAAAAGAGCTTGAAATCTTTGATGATATTAGAGCTTTGTGGCAATTACAGAAAGAGGTATTTGCTGTAAATTTTTCTTCTTACAAGAACGAAAACAGCTTGAAGAAACAAGCTTAAGTTCTGGTGGTAAAACTCCTCATTTTATCCAAACACAGAACTTCTCACGCCTGTTTGCTCCACTGATACAGGAGCATTATGCAACCCTACGAGAACTAGAACAGTATTACAGCTACGAAGATGCTATGAACCTGTTAGAGTGTCTGTATGTTGCAAGAACTAACGAAAACATTGCAAATGATTTTGCAAGTAAACAGAGAACTTAAAAAATGGCAACATTAGGTGACGTACTTTTAATTAAACTCGGCTTAGATACTGGCGATATTGACAGTCAGATGAACAAAGTTGAGGAGAATGCAAAAAAGAGCACATCTAATGTTGCGCGGACATTAGATAAAACAGCTAATAATACAGCTAATCGTATGCTTGGGCTTGTTAAGGGTATCGCAGGACCTTTAGCAGCTGCTTTCTCTGTTGGAGCAATGTTTAAATCTTACTTTGGTGGATTATCACAAGTAGCTCAGATGACAGGTGCTTACTACAAGCAGTTAGATGAGTGGCGTGAGAAGATGGCAGCATTCAACCGCTACACAAAACAGGATATTGAAGTTTATGTAAAAAGCCAAAAGGCTTTAACTAACTTTAGAATTGCTGTAGCTGATTTCTCAGCTGTTCTGATGCGTTCTTTTAATCCAATACTCTTAAAAGGTGTAGAGGCTTTAAATTCATTCTCCAAGTGGTTAGGAGAACACAAGGAAGATGCAGCAAGATTCTTTAAAATCTTAGCTGTGGTTATTACTACTGCTTTGGTGCCTGCATTTATATCTCTTGCAGGTGCAATTTTAATGAATCCTATTACGTGGATCATTGCAGGTATTGTAGCTTTAGCTCTTGTTATTGATGATCTGATAGTAAGGATAAAAGGTGGTAAATCCCTCTTTGGTACTTTCTGGGATCCTTTCATTAACTTTGGTAAAAAGGCTTATGACTTTATAACAAAGTTTTATGAACGTTTTAAAAATTCAGAAGGAGTTAATACCTTCATTGAAACATTAAAGCAGTCACTAAGATCCCTATCAAACATCTTAGAGCATGTTTTTAATGGTATTGCTTACTTTGGCATTCTTTTAGCAAAGCTGTTTGACCAAGGAAATGATGCAACATGGTTCGACGGCTTAGCTCAAGCTGCAATGTTTCTTGTGAATGCTGTAGGAAGTGCTTTTAACGCAATCCTTGGTACTGTAGAAATGGTAATGGGCGCTATTGTTGCCTTGTTTACTGGAGACACTGAGCTGTTAAAACAGGGATGGTCTGATTTCTGCAGTTCATTCAAAAATCTCTTTAAGCCCGTTACTGACTGGCTAATGCAAATTATCGACTACGTTAAAGATAAATTCTTAGGAATGTTTAATTCTGTTGTCGATAAAGGCAAAAGCATGATCGAGTGGGTAAAAGGTTTAAATCCTTTCTCAAGCGATGATGATGAAGATAAGAAAGATGCTTCAAAGCCTACCACTTATGAAGGAACTGACGCTCCTATCGTAGATGATGAAGTTCAAACTTCAAGTTTACCCGAGCAGAAATCTCAAACAAGAGTACTTACAAAACTTGAAGAGAAAAAGAAAGAAACTGATATTCAGAACTTAAAGAACGTAGAGAATGTTAATAACGTTGAAAATACAAAGAGCAATGTCTTAACAACCAGTGAGAATATCAAGAATTCAAATACAACCAACGTTAAAAACATTGAGAATGTAAAACAGGTTCAAACTTCTGTTCAGGACAATTCTGTAGCCAAGTTAAATAATGAACTTGAAAAGAGAAATAAACTTGAACGTTCTTTTAGAGTTGAGCTTGCAAGACAGCAAAAAGAACTTGCTGAAATTGACAGGTTAAGAAAGGACGGTAAGTACAATGAAGCAAACAAGCGTCTTAATACACTAAAGACAGATCAGAAAACCTTACAGGGTTTTGTTAGAACAGCTAATAATCTAAAGGTTGGTGTTGCTTCAATTCCTTCACCGGAGAAAACACAACAGGTTGTTACAAATTCAAATGTAAGCAACCATACCACTACCTCTAACTCAACCTCTAATCAGAACAAGACCGTTAACAATAATATTACTATCAATGGTGCTACACCTGAAATGACACGTTCTGTAATAGAAACTGCAAACGGTCTTGATAACTCTTATTTAGCAGCGCAAAGCGTCTGCTATAACTAAGTCGTAACTCATCAATACAGATGACATTTTAATTATAGGTGGAGAATATGGCTGATGTAAAAGACGATGCTGTATTAAATTCCAGTAATGCTCAAAGCTCAACAAATGGCTTTAAAGTAAGAATTATTAACGGATTAGAGAACTTTAAAAACTATCAGGACAAAGCATTAGACAGGTTGGGCTTAAAGAATATCACCTCAGGTAATATGTTTACTCAGAGTGATATTACCAAGCTGACAGCAAACCCCTATCTTAGAAACAGCCTGCGTAAACTTGATAATTTAAAGTTCTTTAAACAGGTTAACAGGTTTCAGAATTCACAGGCTTTTGCTATTGCTAAAAAGGCAGGACTAGGTTCTTTTATCAATGGCCTTTCAGGTAACAGCAATAATCAGGGACAAAAGGTAACCAGAACATGGAACATTGTGGATGATAACGGAGAGAGGGCTGTTACTTTTAATACATTCTTTGCTATTGATGTTAAAAATGAAAGCAAAGCTATCTCCTCACCTACTGAAAACGGTTCATTTGTTTCTTACAATAAAACTCAATCCCCTATTGAGATACAGGTTGTTTTAGGTATTAAAGGAACACCTGAAACAATCTTATCAGCTGTATCTGCGTTAATGGAATTGAGCAACAATGAAACAATAGTCAGTTTGATCACGCCAGATCAGGAATACAAATCGCTTAATCTTATCAAAATGGATTATCACAGAGACGCATCAACAGGAGTTGATTTACTCACTGTTAACTGTGGCTTTGTTGAGGTACGACAGTTTAAGAGTGAATATACCAATACAAAGATTGCAAAACGCAAATCAAGAGGACAGACACAGAAAAAGCCTGAATCAATGCTTAACAGTGTGTTAAGTAAACCTGTTGATGATTTTAAAAAGTGGATTAGAAATTAGCTATGGAAGTTCTATCTGTTGAAGCATTACCAAATCAGGAATTTCAAATCATACTTGATGATCAAATCTGCCAAATTCACCTGTATCAGAAAGGTGATTACATGTTTCTTGATTTGTATATAGATGATGAAGCAATTGTTGAAGGCGCAATAGTTCAGCCTAAAACAGGCATTATTCAGTCTCCATCTAAGTTTAAAGGTCAACTTTACATTGTTGATGTAATTAACCCTGCGGATATGCCTAAGCAACCTAATTACACCGAATTGGGTGACAGATTTGAACTTGTTTATCTGACTGAAACTGAATGTAAAGATCTTGGTTTGAGGTTCTAACATGTTTGCATCTAAGATTATCTGGGGTAAAACTACCAGTGTATTAAAAAATAGTTCTTCAACCAAAACACAATCAGTAACTGAGATTAAAACCAATAAAGCTACAACCAAACAGGCATCTGCACCATCCTCTTTTAAAATCAGAAAATTGAAAGTTCAAATTACTTTAAACAAAGGAACTTTTAAAAACGGCTCTAACAGCATCATAATCTCTGATCTTGGTATGTCAGCAAACATAGAGAAATTAGGTCCACCAGATTTTGGTAAAGCTTCTGTAGAAATCTATAACTTGCCTCGTGACGTCATGGAGCGTATATCAACACTTGCAATGATGCCTATGTATCACAATTACAACTACATAAACATCTATGCAGGTGATGATTACAGCGGTTACACACAGGTATTTGCGGGAACCATAGCTTCTGCTATTGCTGATTTTAATTCACAGCCTGACATTAAAATGAAGATTGATGCTCGAGTAGGTTTCTTTGGCTCTATTACTGCACAAGGTCAGAATGTTGTTAAAGGAACGCAGAGCGTTGCAAGTTTTGTTGAGAAACAAGCAAAGATTGCAGGTTTTACATTCAAGAATGAAGGCGTAACGGCATCTGTTAAAAACGCAATTTTTAGCGGTTCACCTATTGAACAGGCCAGACAGGCTTGTGAACAGGTAGGAGCAGAACTTGTTATTGATGATGACAAAATGATCTTAATCAGTAACGGCTCATCTGTAAAAGGAACTGTACCAAAGCTAACAGCCAGTACAGGTTTGATTGGTTATCCTTCCATGTCTTCTAATGGTATCAGCTTTAAAGCTGTATTTAACCCTCAGTTTAAATTTGCAGGTCTTGTTGAGTTAAAAACTCTAGTTCCAAAATGCACAGGCCAATGGCGAATTACAAAATTAAGTCATAAGCTATCATCTAATTTACCTGGTGATGGTTCTTGGGAATCTACAATCACAGCCTACTATCCTCACATGAGTGGTGCTTGTGGAAGGTATGTATAATGTCTGAAATTACATCTACTAAAAAAGCCAGTACTCAGAGTATGTATGCTCCGTTAAGCCCTTTTAACGCTGAGGAGTATCACATACGTACACTAATTGATAAAGTTGTATTTACAGGTTTTTTAGCAAAGATTGAAAGTTGTTCCTCTTCTGGCGAAGGTGGTACTAAAACTGTTATTGCAACACCTTTAATTGCTCAAACCGATGCAGAAGGCAACGCACTTGCAACACCTTCTTATCAGGAGTTACCCCACTACAGATTTCAAGCTGGTATTGCTGCTGTCATTATGGATCCTGAACCCAATGATATTGGCGTGTTCTTATGCATGAAGGCTGATGTATCTAACATCAACAGCTCAACGACTGCTACTTCAAGACCAGCAAGCTTCAGAAAATTTAATCCCGCTGATGCAATCATGGTTGCGACAATTCACACTAAAGAACCTAAAGTTTGGGTGCATCTAAAACAGGACAAAACAATCGTTCTGCACGCTCCTAAAGGTTACACTGTAGAAACAGATGAGTATGTACATATTAAGTGTAAGACCTGCACTGTAGATGCTTCTGACAGCGTTACAGTCAACACTCAGACAGCTACTATCAATGCGCCTACAATCGTTCTGAACGGTAACGTACAGGTTACAGGAACTTTAGTATCAGGTACACAGGGCGGTGGAACTGCTACATTTAACGGTGACATTATTTCACAGAAAGATGTTATTGCTTCTGGCACTTCATTACATACCCACACTCATAATGGTGTATATCCAGGCAATGGTAATACAGGTACGCCAAACTAAAACTGTTTGTTTTTACATAAATCAACAGAAAAATCGTTCATTATTCACTAATTTTCAAGGTTCTTAATATGCACTCTCTATTCTTAGATCCTGATAAATGGGATTTGTTTGTTGATAAAAATGGCAAGATAGCTAACTGCTATGCTGAATACGCCATAGCTCAAAACGTTGCTAATGCATGTCGATTGTTTATTAAAGATGCTTATTACGATGAAGATCGTGGCATTCCTCACTTTGCTCTTGAGTTAAAAGAACAACCCTCAATAGATATTCTAAAAAACAGATTAAGAGATGCTGCGCTTGAAGTTAAAGGAGTTGCAGATGCTCAGGTTAACCATCTGACTACTACAGACAGAATGTTAGTTTGCCAAATGTTAATTCAATTAAACGATGGGACAATGATCAATGTTGCAATTTGATAGTTCAAAAGGTTTTACAGTTTCAGAAGTTGAGGATATACGCTCTGAGGTAGCATCTCAATGGAAAGAAGCTTTTAAAGAAGACAATACACCTGAGCTTAATACAGAACCTGAAACCCCTGCAGGACAGTTAATTGATTCTCAAACTGCTGCAATTTCACAAAAAGATGCTGAAATTGCTTTTCTTGCCAATCAATTTAACCCGTTGACTGCATCAGGTAAGTTTCAGGATGCATTAGGCAAGATTTATTTTTTAACCAGACATTCAGCTGTTAACTCTACCTGTGTTTGTACCTGTAAAGGTAGAGAAAACACCTTTATTCCTAAAGGCTCACTTATTCAATCTGAGGTTACTGGTATTAAATGGGAATTAATGAACGACGTCACAATTAAGAGTAATGGTTCTGTTGATGCTCAGTTTAAATGTTCTGAAACAGGCCCTGTTGAAGCAGGAGCAGATACATTAACAAACATTGTAACTACTGTTGCAGGCTGGGATAGTGTAACTAACAACGCCAGTGCTTCTGTAGGTTCTTATGAAGAATCACAATCAGCATTTGAAACTCGAAGATACAACTCTGTAGCGTTAAATTCACGAGGCACAAATGGAGCTATCTACTCTCGAATATCTCAATGCGATGGTGTTTTATCCTGTTACATCGACAGTAATAGAACCAATGTAATTAAGAAAGTAGACGGCTACAGTATCAAACCTCACAGTGTATTCATTGCTGTGATAGGCGGTAATGATCAGGACATTGCCAGAGCTATCTATGAGACGGTATCTGCAGGATGCGATTACAACGGAAATACTTCTGTAAAAGTAAAAGATGAATATACTGGAGCTACAGAAGATGTAACCTTCTTAAGACCTGAGAAATTGCAGATTTACATTAAAGTTCTTTTAAAAGACAAAGAGACTTTGCCAAATCAGTACGAGACACTTATTAAAGATGCTATTTACAACAACTTCTATGGTCTAGAAGATAATCTTATTGCTAATGAACCGCTGTTAAGAGTGGGTATGAACGAAGATATTTATGCAAGTCGATTCATCATTTCAACATTAAACAACAATATCAATAACATCATGAACATATCTATTTCATCTGATGGTACAAACTTCGAGAACATGATCCACACTCCATGTAACCGTGAACCAGTATTGTTAAAAAACAACATCATTTTGGAATTTGTTGATGAGAAGGAGGAATAAGTGTCAGAGTTTCATATCGATGCAACTATACAATCACAGTATTCAGCATCAAAACATATTTGTAACTTAGTTAACGCTTTTTGGGAATCAATCAACCCCGAAGCTGACATCGAACTGATTTACAACAAGATGATTAACCCTCTTACAGCAGAAGGCATAGGGCTTGATGTCTGGGGAAGAATTGTTGCAGCTGGTCGCACCTTTTTAGCTAAAGACGAATCACTTCCATATTTTGGCTTTGATCCTGTGAAGTTAAAAAATGAGCGAGTAGCTGATTTTAATCATGCTCCTTTTTATACGGAAGTTAACGGTCAGCTAAGATTAAGCGATGAAGCTTATAGAACTTACATTTTCGTTAAAGCTATGATTAATATTGGAAACAGTTCTTTGGCAGATCTTAACAAAATGCTGCATACAATGTTTCCTAAAGCTGATATACAAATTCTTCATATCAGTACCATGACATTACGTCTTTTAATGCGTTCTAACGTTGCCAGTGCTGACATAGCAGCGCTTTTAAACTTACCATGGTTACCTACAGGTGTTGGTCTTGAGTTTTATCAGGTGATCACCCCTACATTTGGCTTTAAAGGTTCAAACTTAAAGAACTTCGGTAATTCAACATTTTCTACTTACTCTCGTGAGGATATAGCATGAGTAAACAACCTCAAATTTGGAAACAACCTTTAGGAGACAATGCCGATAAAAACGACATTTTGGATGAAAATTTAGAAGCCGGCTTTGTTGATCAAAAAACACTGTTCAGATCAATCTTTGAAGTTCCGTTAAAAGCCGGTGGTATGGCTCCTAAGAGAAGAGATTTTAATGGATTGTTTAACCTGATTGGACAATCCATTTTTTATGCCATGAACGGTGGTGTATGGGAGTACAACACATCTGTAGATTATGACTTAGGATCATTTATTAAATACAATAATGAACTGTATTTATGTATAAAAAAGAATGGTCCTTCTGTATCTATAATTAAAGCTCCTACAGACAGCTCATACTGGCGTAAATTTGCCACAGTACAGGATCTAACCCGCTATTTACCTCTTACAGGCGGTAATATTACAGGTAATCTTACTGTTCAATCTAAGCATGTTGTTCGTTCTGTTAATAACTTCAACGCTGACAGTAAAGGCAATGTTTCTATCACAAAAGTTAACGCTTCAAATAACTCTGATCATGCAACAGAAGCAGATCATGCAACTTTAGCAGATAGAGCCTATCCAAAGCGTTCTGATGGTACAAATATCAATGTAATATGGAGTGGACAGGCAAATCAGCCTTCATGGCTTTTAGGCAGTAATAACGGTGTAGATTTCTATGTCTGGGATCCTTATAACTTTAGCGTTAAATATGCAACCTCAAGCTCTTACGCAACTAAAGCAAGTCAGAATGCTAACGGTTTAAATCTTGACAATACCATTGTTAAAAACATCAGTATCTCAGGTAGAACAATCACAGTTACAAGGTTAGATAATACCAAGTACACACTTACCACTCAAGACACAAACACAACCTACAGTAAGTTATCACAGTTTCAAAATGACTGTGGATATATCACATCTAATAACAGAGCTTATCCTCGTGAAGTAGGAGGCGGTGATATTAACTTTAACTGGAGTGGTAGAGATGGCCAACCTACATGGCTATGGGGCGGTAATGACGGCACAAACATGTACGTCTACAACCCTGCTAATTTCTCAGTCAATTACGCTAAGTCATCATGGTCAAGTACACGTGCTGTTCAGGACAGTGATGGTTTGCAGATCAATACTACTTATCTAAAAAAAGCTGATGCAGGTAAGGTTACTTTAAGAGCTACAAGAAACTATGACGGCAACTGGAGTATTACAGGATTAACAGTTGGTAAACCCTTATATATCACACATTCAGGTGGTCATTCATGCCATATACAAGTTCTTTCGGGCACAAATGACTTTGTAGGACATGCTTATAGCATTGGCGCTGTGTACTATTATTTAGCGGTTCAGAGTTCATCAGGCGCATATATTTATATTCCGACCTCTTCAACTGTTACTTTTAATATTACTAATGCATCAGATGACGGTGATGTTTTACGAGCCTACCAATAGGATTATTTATGATTAAAGTTTTTATCTTAAACGGTGAATGCATCAATGTTGACAACAAAACAGATGCAAGACGACTAATTAAAGAAGGAGCCAAAGAGGTTACTGACTTATCAATCTTTGGCGACCATGTTAAGGACGTTTGCCCTGCTAATACAAAAGTTAACGCAGATGGTTCTATTACTTTTACACCTCCTACTGATGAAGCTGTAAAACAAAAAGAAATTCAAAAAGAGATCTTAACCAAAGATAAAAGAATTGCAGAGATCAAAGAAGAACTTGTAACAGCTTATCTTTTAGATAACGAAGATACTTTAGAGGCTTTAAAGACTGAGTATAAGGAGCTTATAAATGAAGGAGTGTAAGTATTGTCTAGCGCCTTTGGATAGTAAAGGTTATTGCTCAAAACCGTGCAAGTTAGGAGCGATGCTAAAAAGAATTGCTGAATTAAATCAGAAGAGCGGGAAATAAAATCCCGCTTTTTTTATATCTATACATTTCTAAAAGGTTTATAAAACATGAGTAAACAGCCTCAAATTTGGACAAGACCATTAGGCGAAAACGCCGATGTAAACAAGATTGAAGATGACGTTGCAGTCGATTCTGGTAACGTATCTTTTGCAAAACTGTTTGGCAGAATTACAGCTGTACCACTTGAAGAAGGAGGTATAGCTCCAGAACGTGAAGATTTTAATGCTCTGTTTAAGTTATTAGGCGAAGTTGCATACTACTTCATGCATGGTGGTATTTATAACTATGTAAATAACATTGATTATGAAGTAGGCTCTTTTGTCCGTTATAACAATGAACTTTACGTTTGTGTTACTGACAATGGACCTTCAACCACAATAAAAGCTCCTACAGATTTAAGTTATTGGGCTAATGTTAAAAATGCACAAAAACTCGCCACCGCTCGTACTATTAACATTCAGGATGCAAGTGGAACCAATACAGGTACAGGTTTCGGATTTGATGGTTCTTCTGATGGTATTATCAAATTGCCTGAAATAATTAAAGCAGATCTTGACGGTAAGGCTGAATCTGCCAAAGTTGCTGACAGCGCTAAGATTGCAGACAGTTCAAAAGAATGCAGTGGTAACAGTGCTAGTGCAACAAAAGCTACACAAGACAGCGCTGGACAGCAAATTAATACCACATATATCAAGTCGATATCAGTTAGTGAGAATACCCTCACCTGCACAAAAGGAGATGGCACAACTTTTACAATTACTATAAAAAACAGTGATACAACCTATTCAAACATGAAAGGTTCAACAACAAGCGCTAATGGTTCAGCTGGCTTAGTTCCTGCGCCTGCTGCGGGCGTAGCGAACCGTTATCTAAGAAGCGACGGTCAATGGGTTGTCCCTCCTGATACAAACACTACATACAGTAAGTTAAGTCAGTTCACTAATGATTCAGGATTTATCACAAAGTCAGGCAGTTGTGCCAGTGCGACAAAAGCAATACAGGACGGTGACGGAGCAACCATAACATCAACTTATGTAAAGTTAGCATCAGCTCAAACTATTTCAGCGCAACATAATTTTTCAGCAGGTGTAAAAATCGGCGGTTGTTTAATTACAGTAGGTTAATATGGCTCGCATAAAATTTAATGTAAATGGAACAACATATTCAACTTGGAACCATACAACAAAACTAACTACTCCTAGTTTAATCTTAAATGACAATGGCACAGTAAGATATACACCTTTATTTGCTGTAAACAATGGCGCTGAGGGTACTTTAGATAATCATTGGTATTACAGATGCGGTGCTTTAGCTATTACACATAATAATACTAAGTATCATGTTGCTATAAGTCGAAGATACACGAATGTATTATCAAGAACTATCAGTACGACTATTACTCATAGTGGTAAAACAGGCACAGGTACAACTACAACAACTACAAGTAAAACAGTTACGCCTATGGGTTACCATGATTTTGGCACTCAATTTGTTGGCCCCGGCAGTTACACTGTCACCGCTGATGTTACTGTTAATTACGGTGTTACTTTTTTACAGACACCCGCAATTTACATCAATTATGGCGGAACACTTGTAAGCGCAGGTACAAGTTCATGCGTGATAAGAGTATCAGGAACAGCTACAAATTCAGGAACATCAGGCTCAAACGTAAATGTTGGTTCTGTAAGATATTTGCTAACCGTTACAGGTAATGTATCTACAACGACTACAACTACAACCTATCCAGATGAAACAAAATCAGCAGTTGCACAAGGTATTTTTAATTATGGTGTGACTTATCCTAGTGCACCTAATTTATGGACGGATGGCTCTGGTATTGCTGTGTATAACAACAACGGTAACGCATCATGTCACGTATCTAAAACATTAAGCGGTACTGTTGCTTTTGGTAAATCAGCTACTTTATCTCATAATTTCGCAGTAGGTTTTAACGGTGATTTTGGATTAGGCTAATGGAACAGTGGAAGTATTGGAAAAACTTACCTATTGTTAAAGTTTCAGACAAAGGAAAAGTTTTTGATTGTAAACGCAATTTTTTTTGTAAAACAGAAACGATTAGCGGTCATGTTTACGTTTGGATTGATGTGTTAGGCGTCAAAAGATATTTGTTAGCGCAAGTAGTTGCTGACACTTGGCTTGATAACCCTAACAATTATCATCTTATCAAGCATAAAGACGGAAACAATCTGAATAACTGTGTTTCTAACTTAGAGTTTGTAGAAACAATGGAAGATACAATCAATCATAAAGACGACAAAAAAAATATTGAACGTTGGAAAGAAAAGATGAAAAGACAACATCA